GTGAGCGTCACCGGCTTGCCGGCGGCGAGGCGGATCGGCTCGGGCGCGAAGCCGTAGCTCCACATCTGGACGACGACCTGCGCCGGCTGGGCCGAAGCGGGCGAGAGCGAGCACAGGATCAATCCGGCACCAAGGAGCGGCAGCTCGAGCATGGCAGGATTCTCCCTTCTGCGCGTCGGTGGGCGGCCTGGCACAGAAGGTTCAGGCGCGATGCTGCACGGTCTCTGACTCTGTACCATTGTACAGACCCCCTATGAAGACAGTCGGTCGGACGCTCGGGAAGCTTCCAAAAACGGCGTTTCAAAGTCGGGCTTTTAACCCATCCGGTAAAAACTGCTTGACAGCGTCACGCTGATTGGGTACAACTTAGGAACAGTGAGGAATTGCGAGTCGGCCGTTCGGCGGGCTCGAGTCGGGCCGGCCATCTTCCAGTGGCGCGGCCCGGTTTCGTTTGGGCGGGGAGGCGAATGGCGGGGAAGAAGCGGAAGGCGCCGGGCGGCCGCGGCGCCGACGGGGATCTGGTGCTGGTCGCCGGCAAGAAGCCGCAGATGCGCACGGGCACGGGGCGGTGCTGGGTCAAGGACAATGAGGGCGCGTTTCTTTCGGTGCTGGCGGAGACGTGCAACGTCACCCGGGCGTGCGAGGCGGCGGGGGTCAGCGTCAGTTCGGCGTATCGGCGCAAGAAAGACAATGCGGCGTTTCGCGCGGCGTGGCTAACGGCGATCTCGATCGCCTACCAGCGGCTCGAGATGGTGCTGCTCGAGCGCGCGTTCGTCGGCACCGAAAAGCTGGTCGCCGTGCGCGGCGGCGAGCCGCAGACGATGCGCGAATATTCGAACCAGCTGGGGATCGCCCTGCTGAAAATGCACCGCGACACGGCGGCCGACGCGGACAGACCATTCGAGCCTGGGCAGGTCGAGGAACTCAAGGCGCGGTTGCTCGACAAACTGCGCCGGCTGAAGGCGCGCGAGCAGGACAAGGAAGAGGGCGGCGCATGATGTTCCGGCGGGCGGAGCTGCTGCTGAGGCGGTTCCGCAACGCCAGCGAGGAAGAGCAACGGCGGATCATCAATGCGATGACGCCGCTCGACCTGGCGGCGCTCGATGCCTGGTTCGAAGTGTGGGCGCACCGCAACCAGCTGGCGCCCGGCGGCGACGGCTGGCGCGTGTGGCTGATGATGGCCGGGCGCGGGTTCGGCAAGACCCGGGCCGGCGCCGAATGGGTGCACGGCCTGGCGATGGCGAAACCGGGCGCGCGAATCGCGCTGGTCGGGGCGACGATTCACGAAGCGCGAAGCATCATGGTCGAGGGCGTGAGCGGACTGCTCGCCGTGGCGAAGAATTACGGCCATCGGCTCGAATGGGAACCGAGCCTGGCGCGGCTGGCATGGCCCAACGGAAGCGTGGCGCAATTGTTTTCGGGCGACAGCGCGGATGGCCTGCGCGGGCCCGAGCATGACTTCGCCTGGTGCGACGAGCTGGCGAAATGGCGCGAAGCCGATGAGGCGTGGATGAACCTGCAGATGGGGCTTCGCCGGGGCAGCCGGCCGCGCGCGCTGGTGACGACGACGCCGCGCACGATGCCGCTGCTCAAGCGGATCATGGACGAGCCCTGCACGGTGACAACGAGCGGACGGACGAGCGACAATATCAACCTCGACGAGAAGGTGATCGAGGTGCTGACCGCGACGTACGGCGGGACCCGGATCGGAGCGCAGGAACTGGACGGCGTGATGCTCGACGATGTCGATGGGGCGCTGTGGACCAAGGAGATGATCGAGCGGGCGCGGGTGGCGCGTTTCGCGCGCGATCCCTCCACCATCCGCTGTGCGGCGGATGGTCCCCCTCCCCCTGCTTCGCATAGGGAGGAACTGGAGCGGATCGTGGTGGGGGTGGACCCGCCGGCGGGGGCGAGCGCGAGGTCGGATGCCTGCGGGATCGTGGTTGCGGGGTCGAAGGGCGAGACGCTGTTCGTGCTCGAGGATGCGAGCGTGCGCGGGCTGAGCCCTGAAGGCTGGGCGAGCCGGGTCGCGGCCGCTGCGGCGCGGTGGAACACGAGCGTGGTCGTGGCCGAAGCGAACAATGGCGGGGCGATGGTCGAAAGCGTGCTCAAGGCCGCCGATTTGGGGCTGCGGGTGCGGCTGGTCCATGCGTCGAAGGGCAAGTGCGCGCGGGCCGAGCCGGTCGCGCTTCGGTTCGAGCGGGGCAAGGCATGGTTCGCGGGCGTGTTCCCCGAGCTCGAGGCCGAGCTGTGCGGGATGATCGCGGGCGGCGGCTACGAAGGGCCGGGGCGGTCGCCCGATCGCGCCGACGCGATGGTGTGGGCACTGACCGTGCTGGGCGAGACGCGAAGCGGGCTGCCGCGGGTGCGGCGGCTGTAGAGTTCAGATCGAGGGGACGCCCCCTCACCCGGCCGCTTCGCGGCCACCCTCTCCCGCAAGGGAAAGGGGCAAGCAGATTAGGAGCAAACATGGGGTGGTGGTTCGGGCGCAAAGCTGCGCCGGCCGACGCGAGGCCGTTTGTGCCCGCGTGGTTGCAAAATGATGCAGCGGAGGAGGGGTTTGCTCGCTCCTACGAAACGCAGTTCGAGGAGGTGTACCGGCGCAATCCCGTCGGCCAGCGCGCGGTTCGGCTGGTCGCGGGGATGCTCGGGTCGCTGACCATCGACGGCCCTTCGACAAGCTCAGGACAGGCTGCGGTTGCATTGGTCGGCGCCGAGGGGCTGCTCGAGGGGATTGCGGCGAACCTGCTGCTGCACGGCAATGCCTATGTGCAGCTGCTCGCCGGCCACGACGACGAGCCGGAGGAGCTGTGCCTCCTACGGCCCGAGAGGGTCAGCGTGGTCGCGGACGAGCGCGGCTGGCCGGTGGCCTATCTGTACCGCGCCGGCGGCCAGGCGGTGCGGATCAATCGGTTGGATGCGCTCGAGCGGCGGCAGGTCGCGCACATCAAGGCGCTGCACCCGCGCGACGACCATTATGGCATGGGCTGCATCGAGGCGGCGATTGGCGCGGCGAGCGTGCACAACCGCGCGGCGCGGTGGAACAAGGCGCTGCTGGCCAATGCGGCGCGGCCTTCGGGTGCGCTGAGCTATGAGCCGGCGGATGGAAGCTCGCTTTCGGCGGAGCAGTTCAAGCGGGTGAAGGATGAGCTTGCAGCCGAGTTCTCGGGCAGTGCGAATGCCGGGCGGCCGCTGCTGCTCGAAGGCGGACTCAAGTGGCAGGCGATGAGCCTGACGCCCGCCGACATGGACTTCGTGGCATTGAAGGAAGGCGCGGCGCGCGACATCGCGCTGGCGTTCGGAGTGCCGCCGGTGCTGGTCGGGCTGCCGGGCGACGCGACCTACGCCAATGCCCGCGAGGCGGGGCGGGCGCTGTACCGGCAGGCGATTCTGCCGATGGCGGGGCGGATCCTGGCCGCGCTGGGGACGATGCTCGGCGACTGGCTCGGGCCGGTCAGGCTGAGCGTCGATACCGACCAGATCAGCGAGTTGGCCGAGGACCGCGCGGCGCTGTGGCAGGCGGTCGGGAGCGCGGGCTTCCTGAGCGATGCGGAGAAACGGGATATGCTGGGGTTTGTGGCGACGCATGACAGGCCCTCCCCCGGCCCCTCCCGCAAGCGGGAGAGGGGAGAATGACGGCCGAAGCGATGCTGGCGAGCTTGATGGCGCAGAGCGAGGCGCGGGGCGTCGATCTGGTGACGCTGCGCGCCCTGGTCGAGGAATCGAGCCAGGCGGGCGCGCGGCGAGCGCTTGCGTCGCTGGGCCTCGACGATGCGCGGGCGCGGCGGGACATGGATGAATTGCGCGAGCTGCTCGGCGCATGGCGCGATGCCAAGCGGACCGCGTGGCGGGCGGTGGTGGCGTGGCTGGTGCGGACTGCACTGGCGGTGTTGCTGATCGGGATCGCGGTGCGGCTGGGACTGACGGATTTGGTGGCGCAGTGAGTGTTGCACAGGCCCACCCCCTAGCCCCCTCCCGCAAGCGGGAGGGGGGATTGCGGTTCGCGGGTTATGCGGCGGTGTTCGACCGGCCTGACCGGGGCGGGGATATCGTGCGCAAGGGCGCGTTCGCGCGGGCGCTGAGGGCCGCGGGGGAGGTGCCGCTGTTGTGGCAGCACCAGGCGGGCGCGGTGATCGGGCGGATCGAGCATTTGAGCGAGGACGCGCGCGGGCTGCGGGTGATCGCGGCGGTTGGCGATGTGCGCGCGGGGCGGCTGGTGGAAAGCGGCAAGGTCGACGGGCTTAGCTTTGGCTATCGCGTGCGGGAGGCGAAGAGCGCGGGTGGAAAGCGCGAGTTGATCGCGCTCGATTTGGTTGAGGTCAGCCTGGTGGCCCACCCGATGCAGAAGCTGGCTCGGGTGCATGCGGTAGAGACACGATAGAACGACTGGGTCCCCGCTTTCGCGGGGATGACGAGGAAGATTGGGTCCCCGCTTTGGCGGGGATGACAATGGCCGCGGTTGCGCGGCCTTTTTTATTGCCAATTTCACACGGGAGATGACGGTTATGGTGGAAGTGAAGGCGGATGCGCTCGAGGAGTCGTTTGCGGCGTTCGAGGAGCAGGGGGTCGCAGAGCTCAAGGCCGAGCTGGAGACGCTAAAGGCGAAGATCGCGGCCGGCGCGATTGCGGCGCAGCGGCCGGCGCTCGATGGCGTGAAGTCGGCGCAAAGCGCGAGCTTCGTCGACCAGTATCTGCGGCGCGGGATCGAGAGCGGCCTCGAGACCAAGGCGATCGGCAGCTCGTCGGACGCGATCGGCGGCTATGCGGTGCCGCAGGAGATCGACGCGGCGATCGACGCGACGCTCAAAGCGATCTCGCCGATCCGCGCGATCGCCAATGTCGTGAAGGTCGGCAGCGCCGGTTATCGCAAGCTGATCGCCAGCGGCGGAACTCCGTCGGGGTTCGTCGGCTTCGAGGATGCGCGGGTCGAGACGGGAACGCCGACATTCACCGAAATCGTGCCGCCGTCGGGCGATCTCTACGCCAACCCGGCGGTATCGCAGCAGATGCTCGACGATGCGATGTTCGACGTCGAGGCGTTCCTGGCCAACGAGATCGCGACCGAGTTCGCGCGGGCCGAGGGCGCGGCGTTCATCGTCGGCAACGGGACCAACCAGCCGCTCGGTTTTCTGGCATCGCCCAACACGGCGGCGCTGGACTCGGTGCGGCCGATGGGCACGTTGCAGTTCATCGCGACCGGCGCGGCGGGCGCGTTCCCGGGGACCAACCCAGCGGACAAGCTGATCGATCTCGTCCAGTCGCTGCGCTCGCCCTATCGGCAGGGCGCGGTGTTCGTGATGAATAGCGCGACCGCGGCGGCGGTGCGCAAGTTCAAGACCGCGGACGGCGCGTTCATGTTCCAGCCGAGCCTGGCCGCGGGCCAGCCGGCGAGCCTGCTCGGCTATCCGCTGATCGAGGCCGAGGACATGCCCGACATCGCGGCGAACAGCCTGTCGATCGCGTTCGGCAACTTCAAGGCCGGCTATGTGATCGCCGAGCGCAACGCGACGACGATCCTGCGCGATCCCTACACGCACAAGCCGTACGTCCACTTCTACGCGACCAAGCGGATCGGCGGGCAGGTGGTGAATTCGGAAAGCATCAAGCTGCTGAAGTTCGCCTGAGCCTGTCGCGGGGCGGACGGGCCCCTGCCGTCCGCCCCGATTCCCTGACTCCCCCTCTCCCTGAGCAGCTGCGCTGCTCTGTCCCTCCCCCGCAGAGGGGGGAGGGGCTTTCACCTTCAATGTGAGGAGCCGTGATGGCTGACTTCATGCCGAAGTTCGTCGACCTCGTGCGCAATTACACGACGAGCGTCGGGACCGGCGATTTCAAGCTTGGACCGGCGGTCAACGGCTATGCCGGCTTTGCCGCCGCGTGCCAGGTCGGCGACAGTTTCTATTATTCGGCGATCGGCGTCGACAAGCCGGCCGAACGCGAGGTCGGGCGCGGGACGCTGCTCGCCGGCGGGGCGATCGGCCGCGAGCCGATCAACGGAGCGAAGACCAGCTTTACCAGCGGCACCAAGTCGATCGCGCTGATCGCGGCGGCCGAATGGTTCGAAGCCGCGCAGGGGCTGGTCGCGAGCGTGACTCCGGTCGGCCAGTCGCTTGCGACGGCGCCCAGCGCGGGCGGTGCGCGCGCCGCGCTCGGGCTCGGCGCTGCAAGTATGCTCGACAGCGACGCGGACTCAGGCCTGGCGGCGAACAGCGACGCCAAGGTGCCGACCCAAAAGGCGATCAAGGCCTATGTCGACGCGCAGGGCGGGCAAGGCGCGGCGGTCGTCGCCGATCGTGCGGTGCTTCGCCTCGCCGAGAGCCAGGCCGCGGCTGCATTGCTGCGCGAACCCGGCCGCGAAGGCACGTTCGTGTTCGACGCCTCTGACCTGTCCGCGCTCGTCACCGCCGACACCGCGCAGGGGCTTTACGTCGCACCGAGCGGCGGGACTGGAGCCACGGGCGCGTGGGTGCGCAAGTTCTCGGGCGAATATTGCGCGAGCTGGTGGGGCATGGTCGGCGACAACGATCCGGCCTCGGCGGCCGCAAACACCGCTGCGTTCGCGGCGATGAAGGCCACGCTGGCCGCGCTGTCCGACAATTATCCGACCGCGATCAACCGCTCGCTCGGCGACATTCGCTTGCCGCGCGGACGCATCCATGTCGCCGACGCCGGGGCGGGCGCGGCATTCGAGCTCGACCAGGGACAGATGACGATCCGGGGCGCGGGCCATGGCGGCACTGCCGGAAGCGCGACCACGATCGTTGCCACGGGCGCGTTCACCGTATTCCGTGTCCAGGCGAAAGACACGACAGGAGCCAGCGGAACCTCGG